GATTGTGATTCGTGCCAGGGGTGCGGACCTTAGCCAGGAGCTGAAAACCAGCAAGACCCGCTCGTGGGATAAGGTCACGATAGACGATATCGTTCGAGCGGTTGCCGGTGAGCATAATTTGCAGCCCAAGGTTGCGGAGCAACTGGCCGCCACTTTCATCGAGCATATAGACCAGACCGGAGAAAGTGATCTGCACTTTTTGACCAGGCTGGCGAAAGAGTACGATGCAATCTCAAAGCCTGCTGGTCCTAACCTGTTGTTTGCTCCACGTAACCTTGGGAAAACGGTCAGCGGGAAGGACTTGCCGCCAATCGTTCTGGCCAAGTCTGATGTGACGACCTATCGGCTTGTGCTTGCTGATCGTTCTGACATTGGCCATGTTGTTGCGTACTGGCAAGACAAGGCCAAAGCGCGGCGCACTGGTGAAACGGTCGGGGATAAGACTAAACCAGGTAAGACACTGCGAAAGACTTACCCTACCGCCGAAGAAGCCAGTGCGGCTGCGGCTTCTGAGTTGGCCTCTTTGCAGCGTGGCCGTAAGAATCTTGATATCACCTTGCCTGGTAATCCTCTGGTCATTGCTGAAAGCCCGATCACCTTGTCAGGTGGCTGGCGTGATGGCTTTACGGGTGATTACGTTGCCGTTCGTGTAGAGCATCGAGTTGGTGGCGGTGGTTACACCACATCATTCACTGCGAATTAATGCCCGGGGAACCGGGCTTATCCTCTCAAATATCCTTCCTGTTGCACTTCCTTCCTTGTCTACTTCCTAATTCACCCATACCCTTTATCTTTTTGATTGAAAAGAGGAGTTAATGGGATGGATGTATTCCTATCGTTATTATTTATTGTTGTGTTATTTGCCTTTGTGGCCGGGTTGATAAAGCCAGCCTGGATTAAGCAGGAAACCCGTGGTCGAGTGTTTAAATTCTATGGCCTTGGTATGTTGGCGCTTCTTTTGCTCATTGGCTTGGTTGCTGATCCTGTTGAGCAGGCACCGGCAGTGGCTAAAGGTGTGGCTCATGAGTATCAGGTCATTGGTAAAGATGACACCAGTTTTGCGGGCAGAAAGCGCCTCCGCTGGGTGATTACGGCTCCGACCGCACTTACTCAGGCAGATAGAGCGGAAACAGCCAAAGCCGCTGCTAAGGCTCTACAGGGCCAAACAGACGCAGACCTTGCCCAGGTATGGCTTGAGGTTGCCCCGTTTGCGGCAGGTCAGGGCAGCCAATTGGCCATGGCCACATACACGCCTGATGGCTGTGGTGCCAGTGGCAAGGATTGTGATGGTAAAAAATGGGATGTTGAGTCCTCAGACGTGCAATTAACCCAGGAGCAGCTGGCTGTATGGAAAGCCTGGCGCGAGAATCGCGATCAGTTTATGGAAGATGGAATGGTAAACGAGGAGCGCCTCAAATCCTTCCTGGCTAATAAATTCGGTACCACTCCAGATAAGATCACCCTTCCGTGGGTGTCCCGTGAAAATGTGAGCGGGTAGGGAAAGGGCGGCGAGTGCCGCCTTTTTTTTATTCTGGCTTGAAGTTGTAGCCGGTTTGTATTTGCTGCAGCTGGCTGCTTATGTCTGCAGCTGCTTTTATTTGTGGCATTACCAGCATGTGGAGCAGGCATCCGGCGCTGGTGTTTTCGTGGCTCGCTGCTGAGTTCAGTCCCATCAGGGCATCGGCTAGGGCTTCGGCTGCTTCTTGTGCTTTTGCGATTTTGTCTTGGGTGCTCATGGCTGTTTGTCCTTTTGTTTAAATGTTGATTTGTACAAATGTACATTTATACTAACGTGCGCCCCGTGAGCAGTCCAGTCTTTATTTTGGCAAAAAGAAACCCCGCACGATGGCGGGGTTTGGTGGTTATCTAAAGCTATGTGACCAGCCGCTGCTGCCTATTATCTGTTGGTAAGTAATGTCAATTTCTTTAACCTCTTTTATCTCACCTTCTCTTATCAATTCTGGCACTTTTGTTGGGCAGTCAGTGATGACATATCCGGTGCAGGCGTGGTGTCTCGTATCCCAGGAAACAGAGAATATTCGAGGTATAAAGCCCTTGCTTTCAGCTTTTAGCCTGGATTCTATGGTCCAATTTTTTTCCTGTTCCTGGTGAAGTTTGTCTTTCAGTTTCTCTATGTCCTTCGCCAGGTTTTCACCGGCTTCCTTTGCTTCGACCAGGTCTTTTTGAAGTAGTTGGCCTTGCTTTCTCAGAGCGCTGTTTTTGGCGACCATGTAGGCCGCCAAAATTAGCAAGAGAAGCGTGGCCACTATAGCCGATTCGGTCATGCTTCCTCCTTCTCTGGCTGTTCTGCTGCTTTCTGTTTTACGATAGCCATACAGCTTCCTTGGCCCGTTTGTCTAACGAATGCGTGATAGACGGTCTTTGTCAGTTCTGAATACAGGGTCGGGGTGAATGGTAGTAGCGCTTCCGCAATCTCCCCGAATTGTTCCAGGTCAACACCAAACTTTTCAATTAGTGGTGAGTCGAAGTCTTCATCGTCATTGATGATGTCTTCGGTTTGCTCCTCTGTGAGTCCAAGTGCGGCACCAGCTAGCATTTGTAGGTCTAAATAGTCCATGGGTTATCCTCTGTTCATCATTTCTATGGTGCGTTTTTCTGCTTCGTCAGCCATACGACGAAGTTCGTCAACTGATAGGAATAGTGGGCACTCAGCATGGTTGTGCATAATGTTTATTCCTGGGGTTACAACTTTTACTGCTTGGTTTACCTGTATTGCGTGTTCGACTTCAAAGTCGATTTCACTGGCAAAGCTGTTTACTTCATTGAATACGTCATTGTTTTTCATCTTTTTACCTTATGATTCTTGTGTTTGTTCTTCTTCGCGTTTGCACTGCAAGCAAGTCCCGTAAAGAATATGGCCATGGCTACAGTCGTTGTATTCCAGGGGTACTCCGGTAGCAGCATTTACAATGCTTGTTATCTCGTCGTCGCTAAGGCATTGCTCCTGTGCTGCTTCGTCCCACTCAATTGGTACTTGCCGGGCTGCTTCTATGTTTAGTTGGGATTTTTCTACCCGGTTCATGAATAGTGCTTGCCAAATAGTGCTCACGTAACGAGCCTGGTGTTTTGCATCATCCAGGGCGTTGTGTGCGGTCCCTTCAATTTGCGTATCGTATTTGGGGTCTATGCCAATTTGTCGGCCAAGTTCTACCATGGTACGAACGCAGCGATCTTTGCTGTATTTCCATGGTAATTTAATGAAGGTTTTGTCGTAGGCGGTGCTTAAAATGGCATTGTCATATGCAGGACCATTACCCCATACCTGAACGTCTCTGTCTTTTGCGTTGTGCTTGATGAAGTCAGCCAGGCGGTTCAGTGCATCTTTTAGGCTGCATCGGTTAGGGTCTTCAAATACGGCTCTGGCTTGTTCGCTTTGCTTCATCCACCATTCGATGGTGCTTGCACTAATATCCAGTCCGTAGTATTGGCTGCTTGATAGCTTTATTGTTTGATAGAACTCTTGGCCAAGTTCGCCTGATGATGGGTTGAAGAAAACAGCGCCAATACTGATAGGGGCTGCGTTCTTCGCTTGGCTCAGTGCTTCAATGTCGATCATTACATGGTTCATTGAGCCAAGCATTTCCCATTCATCCAAAGCCAGCCGGTGAGCTTCATCATTTCCAAGCGTAAGGAAGTTGTGACCCTGGGTGCTTGACCCGCATTGGCTACAATAATATCGAACGGTGCAGTCTGGCTTAGGCTTTGATTCGTAAAGTGCTTTCCCGCCACATTTGTTGCAGTTGTTTGGTGTTGTCATGCTGCGCTTTCCTCTCTTTCAATTTCTTCTAAACTTTTGACGCAATCAGGGCAGGCATTGGCCCCAATTTCGTCGTCTGTCTCATAGGCCCGCCATCCCAGCTTTTGCAGTTGTATGGCAGCGGCTTCTTTACTTACCGCCTGGACGGTTTCCTCGTTGGTGCAGTTGCAGCAAACGCAGCGCACCATGGTGATCACTTCCAGTTCGCTTTGGTCAGGTTTCTTCAAAATCAGCATTTCAGCTCCTCCGGCAGTTCTTCGTGAAGGAATACCCACTCGTCTTCAAATACCCCGATTTCTTCCCTGGTTTGAATCGACTGGACGTTAAAAGAGATCTCAGGGGCGGCAGGGTCTGGGTTTACTTCGGTTACTCTGGCGAGTCCGCCTGGCCACCCGCCGTATGGCATGGTGATAACGGTGCGGCCCACCAGCTCCGCACCGAGTTCTGCCAGCATTTGCTTAGCTACGTGCATTTTGTCCTCCATGGTTGCTGATGGTTTTTGTTGCCTGGCGGGCAATGCTTGAGGCTGTTTTGCGTAGGGTCTTTCTCCCTTCGCTGTTTTTGGTTGCCTCAAGGATGGAATTAGCCATGGTTAGGGCTTGCTCTGGATTGCTGGCTAGTAATCCTTTCAGGCTGGTTTTTGCGTCTTCTGCAGACGTGCTTAGGTAGTTTTCTAGCGTGTACATGGGCACCTCCTTATGCGGCCATTTTTAGAAGATGATCGCGCATGAAGCCGGTGCAGTAGGTCATCGCGTATTGACGAACCAGGCGCTTGTTCTGTTCGCTGGCCTGAATTTCATGCAGCTTTAGGCTGCGCACTTTGGTATACTCTTGTGCGGACATGATGAATCTCCATAATCTCTGATTGGTTGTGTTCCACCAGGCCCGGAAGGTAGCAGCTCCGGGCCTTAGCTTTTTCAGCAGGGGTAGCAGCCCCGCTTATTCTTCCATAGGGTAGTGACCCTCTCCTCGTTCGTACTTCTCGAACAAATCCTCCAAAGCTTCAATGACTAGCAGTTTAATGGTCAGCGTTTCCGCTGCGTTGCCCTTCATCTTCGCCAGGCGCTTGTGGTAGGACGTTGGAATGTCCACACGCAGCGGCTTCTCTGGTCCTTCCTGGGTGTCTGGTCGAGTGACGATATCAATGGCTCGATCTTTGTCAGACCGATGGCCGGTCTGGTTCTTTTTAAGCATGCAGGTACTCCAATATTTCACGGGTCAGCATCTTGATTTCATGACGTGCTTGGTTGTCTTCGTCCAGGTGAACGACGGCGCTGCCATTCTTGGCCGTGTTCGCGTAGTCAACACGCTGAGTGGTCCCATTTTTCAACAAGCCAAGGCCGTAGTAGTCGAGTGATGACTTCACTTCGCCTTCCAGCTTGGTGCGCTTGATTGCGCGGGAAATGATGAATGCCGACTTAGGCAGGCCGTCAGTGACCTCCTGGCGAGCCTTTATGACCTCTACCAACGGTTCGCAAGCCCAAACGTCATAAGGTGACGGTTGGCATGGTATGAGGACCAGGTCAGCAGCTCTTACCGCCGTTGCTGCAAGGTCGGCAACCTGTGGCGCACCGTCAACGATCACGTATTCATAGCCGCTGGCCACTTTGTGAATGTCACGGTGCAAGTTTTTACCCATGCGGATAACAGGGACTGCCTCGCTGCCTTCCTCAGCTTGCTCAGACCAGTCCGTTGCGCTTCCTTGTGGGTCAAGGTCAACCAGTAGGACCTTGTGGCCGTCAGCGTGAAGCTGTGAGGCTACGTTGGTGGATATGGTTGTCTTACCGGCACCGCCTTTTTGGTTAAGAATGGCTATCAATTTGGTCATTTCGTTCTCCTCTCTGTTGATGTGTGCGTAAAGTATAAGCGTACAAATGTACATTTGTAAATATGTTAATTTGTGTTTTGTGCGTTGGGTGGTCGCTACTTTTATGTGATTGGCACTTGCTTGCACTCTCAACCCCTTTATTTATAGGCAGTTACGCAGCTTTGGGTATTAACCGGAAAGGCCGTATTGCAACTGTACAGTCTCTTTTTCTTCTTCCGCTTCCTGCTGCATTAGTTCATGGCATGGCCGTTCACCGGACATTACAGGGCCATATTCACCTATTAAGAAACCAGCGACAGTAAAGTCCCAATCGCTCACTAATTACAACTGTACATATACAGCATTACTACATACAAACAAATAACTGTACATATATTTATAACTGAACACGCTCACCATAAAATAACTGTACATATAATTAAATCATACAAGTGTACATATATAACATAGCACAACTGTACACATACCAACTTGCACAGGTGTACAT